GTAAATATCACGACTAAAAGTTTGTGTTAATCCTGGTATTTCTGTACTTTCAAGTGTGTTTGAGATATTATTTGGCTGAGATAAATTTTTATAAATAAATCCAGATGTCAAATGAAAATGTAATGGATGAGAATCACCTGTATCCCCATTCAAATATGTCCATATTTCAGTATGTCTTAATCTTGTGCTAAATGACCTTATATTATCATTCGCAAATCCATCATAAAAACCAATATGTGTTTCATTTGAAATAATTATTAATTCTGCATTTCTTCTTGGACATAAAATTGGATTTTGATTATTTTCATCATTTGTTGCATAATAAGGATACCATGATTGAATATAATTATCATACACCCCATAAAGAAATTCTTCATCACAAGGTGAATTTACATCACAACAAGGACCAGCACCTGGAGTTGGAGGTGTTGAGTTTTTGTTTCCTATCATATTTTTACCTATCATTTGTAATAATGCCCAACGACCCAATAAACGTACACAATAGTTAGAATTATTTTTTGTTTTAATTACAGCAGATTTTAAATATTTTGTTGTTCCATCTAATAAATTTATTCCATATGGAAAAAATGACCAATCAAAATTTAAAAAATTTGATATGGGTAAGTCAATTCCATTCAAATTTATTAATGTATTATCAATTTTATAATTTAATAAATCTATCCATTGTTGTAAATTTAAATCTGCTTTGGGTTCTGTTGGTGGTAAAATAATTGTAACTTGGGTTACAGGAGGTGTTATTTTATCACCATATTCAATAACATTATTAAAAAATTGAATTGTTAATTCATCATTAGAAATCATGGCAATATTTATAAATTCATCATTTTTTTTTGTAATTCTAAAATCTGATGTAGGAAGTATAGAAGGTTTATAATTATTTGGATTTTTACTATATTCTAATAAGGCAATATCTAAATCTAATTCAGATGAATTCCATAAATCTACCATTATTCTATTTGCACCATTAGAAAATTCTGATATACCATAAATATTATTTCCATCAGGGTCAGATATATATGGATTACCAGAACTTCCTTTTATATAATTTATATCATTTTCACCCCATAAACAAATATTTCTTATGGGTGTTGTTTCTGTGGGATTTGGTAAATTATAATAATATTTTGAATTTAAATCAGTAAGATATTTATTTTTATCAGTTGATTTATGACATGATTTATAAATTATGCTTTTAATTATTTCTAATGTTGATTTTAAATTATGAGTGTTTAATGGAATATTTTTTTTCAAATGTAAAAAAGTACGTGTTTTTTTTACTTCTGGAATTGGACAATTACCATTAACCATTGGTAAATTTACTTGGGGTATTATAGGAATTTGTGGATAATCTAATGTACTTGGTAATGATTGTTGATTTTGATTATCTGGATCTGGTATGGGTGTTGGGAATGGAGTACTTGATTCTAAATTAAAATCAGGAAAGGTACCTGTTCCGTCTCCATTAATACCAAAATTTTCCGTTAAATCATAATCATAAAAAAATAATTCTACTTCTGGTATTGATGTTAAATCTACTAATATTGATATACGTCCAGCAACGGGAATAAATTGCATATTTGTTAATACGGGTTCACATAAACCTTGATCCGTTTGAATAACATAAAATGGAACTATTTTTTTATTATTATCTGACATACCTAAATAATATACTCGCCAATTTGAACCTAAATTTATTATATCTATTTTTATTAAATTATTATTTGTATTATGTTCCAATATATTTGAAAAAGGTACTTTGGTATTTGGATTTGTATACCATTGAACTGTTGATATGCCATTTACAACTGTAAAACAAGATCTATTTATATCTACTGGTAAATTTGATAGTACAAGTTTTCCTTCACTATCAAAATCACCATCCATTAATGTTAAAACAAAATAATTTTCACCATAAACAAATAAATCATTTAATATTCTTGTCATTTCATCAGTAATTAATACAGTCCCAACCATTCCTGCACAAACTAATTCTAATGAGCGAAACATCGCATGTGAATGATACCAGGTTAAAGCTGAATTATTTTTTATTTTTGGAAATTGTAATTTTATATTTGGACCCAATAAAGTATTTTTATCAAATACTGAAAATCCAGATGCTCCATCAACCAAACCAGTATTTATTAATCCATGAAAATGTAAATTTGATGTAAAGTTTGTGTTATTTTGAAAATTAATTAATGGTTCACTTCCTTTTGGAAATAATAATGGGGGTAATCCATATGGAATTGTATATTTTAATTTGTTATTTATAAATACTTGACTACCAAATATTGGATGAAATCTTTCATCCAATCCACTTGGATGAGCATCTGGTGAAAATTTGTATGTGGTATTGGATATTTTAATTTCAATCTTATCATATTTAGATATTTTTGAAAAATCTGTTAATGGTAATATTGGTAATTTAATCATATATTATATTAGAATATATTATTTAAAATTTAAATTTTAATCATTTTTTTACAAAATATTTTTCAATATAATAAAAATATATTATCAATCATTTTTTTCCCGCCAAATATAAATAAATATATTCTTTAAATTATAATAAATGGAAAATTATATTTGTTGGTTTAAAGATTGTTCCTACAAAAATAAACACCTTGTTGGTGGTAAATGTAGTTCTCTTGGTGAATTATATTATTTGAGTAAAAAATTATATTTTTCAATAGCTGATGGATTTGCTATCACAACTGAATTATATGATGATTACGTTAAATCAAATCAACTTGAACAAATTATTAAATCTAAATTAGAATTAATTGATACAACAAATATCAAACAACTTGAAAAGGAATCGGGAGAATTAAGAAGTTTGTTTGTAAATGGACATTTTACTCCAGAACAAGAAGAAATTATATTATCAAATTATGATGAATTATGTAATTTATATAGAAAAGATGGATTGGAAGTAGCTGTTAGATCTAGTGCAATTGCTGAAGATTTACCTAATGCTTCTTTTGCTGGACAACAAGATACCTTACTTAATGTTTCCAAATCTAATTTATTGGAATCTATTAAAATTTGCTTTGGTTCTTTATTTAATTCAAGAGCAATTTCCTATCGTAAAACACATTCAATAAATTTGGATGATGTTAAAATTTCTGTTGCTATACAAAAAATGGTACGTTCTGATATCGGTTCTGCTGGTGTTGCTTTTTCAATAGACCCTGAAACAGGATATGATAAAGCTATTGTTATTAATGGAGCATTTGGATTAGGAGAATTAGTTGTTAGTGGAGGAGTAAAACCAGATGAATTTATTTTAGATAAAAGAGTTTTAAGAGATATTGAAGCAGACCCAATTATTATGAAAAAAAAGGGAGACAAAAATACAAAAATTATTTATGGGACAGAAGGAGGTACAATTGAAGTTGAAACTAAATCAAGTGAAAAAATTAATTATTGTATAACAAATAATCAAGCAATTACTCTTGCTAGATATGTGCTATTATTAGAACAAAATTATTCAAAAATGTTAGGTAAAAAATTAGGGGTTGATGTCGAATGGGCAATTGATGGTAAAGACCAAAATATTTATATTATCCAAACCAGACCTGAAACAATTCATTCAAATGAATCAGAACTTGTTCTTAATAAGTATATTCTTAAATCTAAATCTAAACCAATTGTTAAGGGTGTTGCAGTTGGTGAAAAAATAAGTTCTGGAAAAGTAAAAATTTTAGAATCAATGGAACAATTTGATTTATTTGAACCTGGTGATATCCTTGTTACCGATATGACTACTCCTGATTGGGAACCTCTAATGAAAATTTCTTCAGGAATTGTTACAAATAAAGGAGGAAGAACTTGTCATGCTGCTATTGTTGCTAGAGAATTAGGTTTAAATGCAATTGTGGGTACTGCTAATGGAACTGAAATATTAACATCTGGTTTGGAAGTTACTTTGTCTTGTTCAGAAGGTGAAGTTGGAGTTGTATGGGAAGGTAAATTAAATTGGGAAATTGAATCAGTTAAATTAAGTTCAGATTTAAAGTTACCAATTGGATTAATGTTAAATGTTGGTAATCCAGAAAATAGTTTTGTCGCATCTAAAATACCAAATTCTGGTGTTGGATTAGCTAGATTAGAATTTATTATTTCAAATTATATCCAAATACATCCAATTGCCCTATGTGATTATCCCAAAGTAAGAGAAGATGTAAGAGAAAAAATTTATAATATAATTGGTTCTCATGATAGTGGTAAATGGTATTTCATTAAAAGACTTGCTAGAGGTATTAGTAAAATTGCTTCTGCTTTTTATCCTAATCCAATTATTGTTAGATTAAGTGATTTTAAATCAAATGAATATAAAAATTTAATAGGAGGAGATTTATATGAACCAGATGAAGAAAATCCAATGATTGGATGGAGAGGTGCATCACGCTACTATTCACCAGAATATGAAAAAGGTTTTGAACTAGAATGTGAAGCAATTAAATATGCTAGAGAAGAAATGAAAATGACTAATGTTATTGTTATGATTCCATTTTGTAGAACTCCTCATGAATGTAAAATGGTTTTAAATAAAATGGAATCTTATGGACTTAAAAGAGGTGTTGATGGTTTACAAGTTTATTTAATGTGTGAAATTCCTTCTAATGTTATCGAAGCTGATAATTTTTCTCAATATATTGATGGAGTTAGTATTGGGGGTAATGATTTATTACAATTAACTTTAGGGGTTGATAGAGATTCTGATAAAATAACATATTTATCAGATGACCAAAATGAATCATATAGAAGAATGATTTCAATGGCTATTTCTCAATATAAATCATTCGGTAAAAAAGTTGGATTTTGTGGTCAACAACCATCAGATTCTTTGGAATTTTGCAAATTTTTAATTGAACAAAAAATAGATACCATTTCTGTAACTCCTGATTCTGCCCTCAAAACAATTAAAAATCTTGGAATATAATTTTATAAATAATTTTTAATTTTTTTACTATTTCATTTATCCTTGAACATTCACATATATCATCATAAGTATTATGTTGATTTTCATCTATTTTTACTATTACACAATGTTTATTTAACTCAAAATATTTATCAGGTCTTTTTTTATCAAATTAAAAATATTTAATTAAAAATATTACTTAAAGATATATTTGTATTTATATAATAATATGAATAAGCAACTACATAATTATGCTCCTGTTCTAGTAGGAACTTTATTTGGATTCGTTATTGGTTATGCATTTGGATTTGGTTTTAGATGTAAATGTAATGATGCTGATAAAATTAAAAATTTTCATTCAGAATTAAAACAAAAATTTGAAAATGCATTTTCAGTTAAAAAAGTTTGTTTTAATTATAATGTTTCTTCAAACGAAAATACTGAACAAACTGATAATACTGAACAAATTGATAATACTGAACAAACTGATAATACTGAACAAATTGATAATACTGAACAAACTGAAAATGGCCAACAAACTAATAATGGTGAACAAAATGAAAATACTGAATCAAATAATTAGTTATTTTTTATAAAATATATTTAACCTAAAAGTAAATATATTTTTAAATCTCAATATAAATAAATATTATATTTATAATATAGTAATATGGTATTTATAGTTTTAAGACATGGTGAATCCACTTGGAATCAAGAAAACAAATTTACAGGATGGGAAAATCCATCACTAAGTTCAAAAGGTATTGAAGAGGCTGAAACAGTTGGTAAATTATTATCAAAAATTAAATTTAATAGTATATATGCAAGTGATTTAGTAAGAACAATTGAAACCGCAAATATAATAATGGGTTTAAATGAATCTAAACATTTTTTTATAAAATATGATCAACAAATAAAAGAACGTGATTATGGTGATCTTACTGGTAAAAATAAAAAAGAATTAGAAGATATTTATGGTCCGAGCCAAATAAAAATTTGGAGAAGATCTTGGGATACAAAACCACCCAAAAGTAAAAATTGGGAAGGAGAAAGTTTAAAAGACGTTAGTGTAAGAGTTGGAAATTTTTTTAATCAAGAAATAAAAGCAGACTTGGAATGTGGAAATAATGTTTTAATTGTTGCTCATGGTAATTCATTAAGAGCATTATTTGTTCATTTAGGATTAAAAACATCAAAAAGTATAGAAGAATTTGAAATTGCAACTGGAATCCCAATAAAAATTAATTGTGAAACAAATGAATTTGAATACATAAATCAATATAAACTTGATGGAACACAAATAATTGATTCTAGAGGATATCCTACTATTCAAGTGGAATGTATTGATTTAATTAATAAAAATAAAAAATTAGGAAAAGGTTCTACACCATCTGGTGCTTCTTGTGGTAGTTCAGAGGCTCTTGAATTAAGAGATGGGGATAAATCGAAATTTATGGGTAAATCAGTTTTTAATGCTATAGCAAATTTAGATTTGATAAATAAAAAAATTTGTTTAACAAAATTAGAAGATTTAAAATATTTAGATTTACAATTGATACAAGTTGACTCTACAGATAATAAAAGAATTTTAGGAGGTAATTTAACAACCGCAACTAGTTTTTGTTTTGCAGATATGGGAGCTAGATTAAAAGGAATTGAATTATTTGAATTTTTTGCTCATACTTATAATCAAAAGAAATTGCCAAAATTATTACCAACCCCAATGGTAAATATTATTAATGGAGGTAAACACGGTGTCACTGAAGATTTAAAAATTCAAGAATTTATGATTGTTTGTAATAGAACATATTCTATACCAAAACAAATTCAAATTATTTGTGAAGTTTACCACGGACTAAAAAAAATTCTTGTGGAAAGATTTGGACCTATGGCAAAATCTATTGGTGATGAGGGTGGATTTTGTCCACCAATTTATTCTACTCAAGAAGCAATTCAAGTTATAACAGATGCTATTAATTGTAGTGGTTATGTCCCAGGTACTGATGTTGGAATAGCTTTAGATTGTGCTAGTTCAGAATTTTATTCTTCCAAAACTAAATTATATGAAATTGAAAAAAATAAATTTGTTAATTCATTGGAACTTGTTGATTATTATGAAAATTTAATTAATAAATTTCCTTGGATTATTAGTATTGAAGATGGTTTTGATGAATCAGATTATGATGGTTGGATAGAAATGAACAAAAGATTAGGTTCAAAAATTATGATTGTGGGAGATGATTTATTCACAACAAATCCTAAATTAATTTCACAAGGTATTAAAAATAATTGGGCAAATGCATTATTATTAAAAGTAAATCAAATAGGAACTATATCTGAAGCAGTTGAGGGAGCTAAATTAATGGAAAATAATAATTTTGATGTAATAGTATCACATAGGTCTGGTGAAACTAATCATGCATATATTGTAGATTTGGCTGTTGGTATTGGGGCACAATATCTTAAAATTGGAAGTCCTTGTAGAGGTGAACGAGTTGAAAAATTTAATAGATTAATTGAAATTGATAAATTAGTTAATAAATAATTTTCATAAAAATTGAAAAAAATATATATTTAATACATAGTCTATATATTAAATATATCAAAACAATTTGTTACTATGTCGTCTGATAATTTAAGAGAATTAATTAAAAAAATTAAATCAGATACTACATTAACTGAAACAGAAAAAAATATCCAAATACAACAATTGATGTCAGGTAATTATTTGAAATCAATTAAATCAAATTCTAATGAATCAAAAATATGTTCTCATTATGAAAAGTATTGTTATAAATTTTATTTTGAATGTTGTAACTTGTATGACCCGTGTAAAAGATGTCATGGAGAAAGAAATTGTATTTCAAAGGATAATTTAAAAGTTTCCAAAATAACTTGTTCTATATGTGAATATGAACAAATACCAAATAAATTTTGTATCCAATGTCAAAATGTATTTTCAAATTCATATTGTGAAATATGTCAAATATGGACATCAAAAGACATTACACATTGCGACAAATGCGGATTATGTAGATTGGGAAAAGCAGAAAATTTATTTCATTGTGATGATTGTGGTATTTGTTTCAATAAATCAGATTTGGAACATAAATGTGCCAATAAATCAAAGTCAAATTTAAAATCAATATCAAATTTTAAAGATGGGATTTGTGTGGTTTGTTCAGAAAATACATTTGATTCTCAATCAGAATCTTTTCCAATGAATTGTGGACATTTTATACATCAAACTTGTTGGACTCAATATATACAACAGGGTTCATATAAATGTCCCTATTGTAAAAAATCATTTGGTGATTTATCTTCTCATTGGGATTTTATTCGAAATCAAATTAAAACACATCCACTTCCAAATGACTTTTTACCAATTCAAATAGGAGATACAGTTGACTCGACATATGGTAAATTTGTTGTTAATTCAATTATAACAAATGGGAATGAAATATTATATATAGGAAATTTTCCAAATTGGAATATAGGTAAATTTACTAAAGCTCAGGGTATTTTAAATTCAAACACAGTTAAAAAAAATATTTATAAAGAAATACATTGTAATGATTGCGAAAAAAAATCCAATACTATATATCATCCTTATGGATTAGAATGTATTGAATGTGGTAGTTTTAATACGCAAGAATAAATTAGATTAGTATATAAAATAATTACAAATAAATATTAAGCAGATATATTATTAAATTTATCCATCAATTGTCATTATTTTACCTTTAACACTTTTATTTTTTTTGGTATTTTCATTAAAATAATTTATAAAGTAATCTGGATTAAAATCTGTATCTGGTATATTTTCTAAATTTACGCTTATATAATCACTTGATGTAAGTTTATATGTACCTGTATCACAACAACAAGGAAATACTCTATAACAACAATATGATAGAGAATCAAAATAAAAATCAGATACAATAAAATTATTTTTTAAATTAAAAACAATTACATCAGATTCAGATTTAACAGAAACAATAGATATTTTATTTACATAACATCTAAATTGTTCATTAAAATTTGCTGCTAACACAAATATTTTGGTAAATTTATAATCATAGTCCAATATACCAAAAAAATTAAATACAGATGTATTGTCAACTTCACCAGTACCAAATACTGACCTAAGTTTATTTATGTAAATATAATTATTTTTATATTTGTATTCAAGAACTATGTCTTTTTCGACAAAATGATTTGGTAAAAATTTTTGTAAATTTGAAATTATTCTATTTGAATCAGTCAAAAATAAATAAGAAGGCATAATTTATTTTTTATTGATAACAAATATATAATTAGTTTTTATGTATCAAATAACATATATTTAATAAATCAATTTTTATCCTATTTTCAAAATATAATTTATGTGTGATTATTTTAGGATATATTTATTATACTCAACTTGTATAAATTGTATTATAATTAAACAAAATAAATAAGTTAATTTTATATTTTATATTTTATCATTATATATATTTATAATTTTAAATAACATATCCAATCTAGAATTAAAGATTACATTTAGATGGGATATTTGAGATATTTGTTCACTAATATTTAATTTATAAAAATTAAAATATGATTTATTATATGAAATTATTTTTTTATGAATTATATCAAATATCAAATTAATTTTGTGTATTGTTTCTAATGTTGATAAAATAGATATTCTTACTGGTTCTGGTATATCAACTTCAATTTCACTATAATTCACATTTGATACTATATCATAATCTGGTTCATTTTCATTGGGAATTTTTTTTATAAGTTCTACACTAGGAATATTAAATATTTTGTCAAAATCTGTTTTGGAATTGGAAGAATGTTTTTTAAATATATCCTTAATTATAGAACTTGTTATAATCAATTTATTAACTAAGTCAGTTTTTTCTAATTGATTTGAAAAAATAATATAATCATTGTCTTTATGGTCTATTATAAATTTATCTATATTTTGAATAGATATAATTGAAGTTGATATTGTGGTTATTGTATAAAATACAACATCACGTGCAATAAAAGTTGCAAAATAACTAAATAGAAGTGGTTGTTGCATATCTAATATTTAGATATAAAATAATAATTTTATATAAATAAAAATTGAAAATTTTATAACATAATGGTTAATATTAAAAATTATATTTTGTAAATTAAAAAATGAATATTTGTAATACAGAAAAACCCAAATTAATAATTAAAAAAATAAATTCTTTTAATTTGATTGATGTTAAGGAAAATAGTTTAGTCCTTTGTGATATTGATGATACTGTTTTGAGATTTGATTTAAATTTAGATGATTTTTACTCAAGTACAGAAAAATACCTTAAAGAAATTAATGATTACCTTGATGATGAAGATACAAAAATTATAGCATCAAATGAATATAATGATTATAGAGATAAAAATACTCCATTTCATACTGATAAAAATGGATTTGACAATTTTGAAAAAAAAATAAAAGAAACTAACTCTAAATTATATTTTATCACATCAAGAAGTGAAAAATCTAAAAAAAAAACTGAGGATGAATTTAAACTAATTGGAATAGATTATGAAAATTATCCAATTTATTTTACATATGATTTTAAAATGTCAAAAGCAGACTTTATTGAAAAATTTATCGATGTATCTAATTTTTCACAAATTTATTTTATTGATGATTTAGCAACAATTACAAAACAAGTTAAATATAAATTTCCCGATTTTGAATGTTTTATTTATAAATATGATAAATAATATTATTATTTAACTTCAACTAAAGGATTAGGAATAATTATCCATTTGGATGAGATAGGATTATAATCAGTTGTAATAAATTGCATAGGAAAATTTGTATCAAATAATTTATTTCTATTGGACAAAGATAAAAAAATTACATCATTGTTAATGGGATTAAATTCAATAATATTATTAATGGGATTTGAATCAATATACCAATAATACTTGTTCATCTGTTCCAAATCATTTTGAGTAATTGGACATTCGTGTTTTGTTAATCCTAAATAATTATTATATTGTTTAACTACATCACTAAATAATACTTTAGATTCCCTAATATCAATTTTAGGTAAAGTTATAAAGGATGTATCTAAAATTTTTATTATTTCATTTGGTTCTCTAATTATTTTTTCATATTCAATACATATATATCCAATTAATAATCCATAATATTCTTCACCTTTTGATATATCGTGAATATATTGTCCTATTGCTTTTGAACCAGTATGTATTTGTTTAAGACCAAAATCAAAATTTTTATATTTTTGAATTGTCACATCTGAAGATTTCGCCTTTACTTGAAAAAATTTAACTCCATTTTTAAATTCATGTGCGGGATTAATACACATCAAATCAATACAAGGCATATTGTCTTTTACATATCTTCTTAACGACTTGGCACCACAACAAGGACAATGTATATTATCTCCAATCCAACATTCAATAAGTTTTCCATTATTATCAAAATTAACATACAAAGGATTTTGTTTATTTAAAAGTTTAATGTTTGCCAAATCATCTTGATTAAAATTTTCAACTAAATTATCAATCATTTGGGTATCTAATCCATTCGATTCTAAATTTTGCTTGATTTCTGGTGTATATGACCCAATATAAAAATCAGAATCTTCACGTCTTAACTTAAATTCGGCATTTCTTAAATTATATTCTGATTTTATTTGATTTCGTTTAGTTTTTTTTATTTTTGGGTTTGTTCTATTTAAATCTAAATCATCAGGTTCATTAGCAGGTTCATTAGCAGGTTCATTAGCAGGTTCATTAGCAGGTTCATTAGCAGGTTCATTAGCAAGTTGATATAAAGGTTCAGAAATAAATATACTAAATAAACTTGATAATTTTATATCTCTCTCCAAATTATCACTTGAATCTATTCTAATTTTTTTTTCTTCATTTGTATCTGTATAGTTTGTACTTAATTTTCTTTTTGTTTTTTCTAATAAATTTAAATATTTAATTTTATATTTTAGATATTTTGAATAATAATCCATATATATATATTGATAAAATATTAAATATATTTAAAAATTTAAATATTAAGGATTATAAAAGTTACTTATTATTATTATGAACAAAATAAGTATATTAAATGTTTATTTAAATTCAATTAATAAATTTGGTTCAAATATTTTGTTTAAAACACCCAATATTTATCATGGTAAAAATACTTGGACATATAATTGTGTAAATAAACAAACAAATAAATTTAAATATTTATTTTCTCAATATAATTTAAAAAATAATGATAGAATTTTGTATTTGGGAAATAACTCGCCAAATTGGTTAAGTGCAAATATGGCGTGTTATCAAATGGGTGGAATATTTGTACCAATTTATGAATCCCAACATACTGATGTAATAAATCATATTATTAAAGAAACTGAACCAAAAATAATAATCAGTTCATCTGGTTCAATTAAAAAAATAAATTTATCCATATTAAAAAATTTCAAAACAAATATTATAGAACATGATAAAATAAATTTTGATGATTTGGTAGAATTAGAGTCTATTATTTCTTCAACAAATAATCCAATTGATTTGGTATTATATACATCAGGTACAACTGGATTATCAAAAGGAGTTTGTTTAAATTTGGAAAATTTAAGTTCAAATATATTAGCAATTGATAAAAATATTGGAAATAACTTTATAACACATACTGATAAATATTTTAATTTTTTACCTTGGTCACATATTTATGGTTTAAATTGTGAACTATATTACGGAATGAGTAAAGGTTCATCTATTTTTATAAATGATGAAATCTCAAATATAGTATCTAATATAAAAAAATCAAATCCCACAATAATTTGTTCAGTACCAAAACTCTTATATTCAATTTATGATAAAATCGAATCGAATAATTTATTAAATAAAGTAATATCAATCCAATTAAAACCAATAAATAATATGGTTAAGAAAAAAATTTTTGGACCTGATTTGAGATTTATTAATTCAGGAGGAGCTGCTATATCACCAGAAGTAATAAATTTTTATACAAAATTAGGAATTCCAATATATCAAGGTTATGGATTAAGTGAAACTAGTCCAATGGTTTCATTAAATTATGAATCAAATAATAAAATAGGTTCTGTAGGCAAAATTTTAGACTGTAATGATGTAAAAATTGTTGACAATCAAATATTAATTAAAGGTTCAAATGTATTTTCAGGATATTATAATAATCAAGATGAAACTGACAAATGTTTTGATTCAGATGGATATTTTATGACTGGGGACCAAGGTTCAATTGATTCAGATGGATATTTATTTATTACCGGAAGAACAAAAGAATTATATAAATTAACTAATGGTAAATATATAAATCCCGTTTCAATAGAAAATATTTTACTCGAATCCACACATATTGAACAAATTTTTATTTGGGGTGATTCAAAACCTTTTAATATAGCCCTTGTGGTTTCTCAATCTGATTCAGATATAATTTATAGTGAAATAAAAAAATTATCACATAAATTAAAAAAATATGAGATACCTCAAAAAATCTTAATTGTTAAACCTTTTACTTTTGATGAAAAATTATTGACTGCTAAATTATCTATGGTAAGAAAAAATATATTTGACAAATATCGTAATGATATTGTTAAATTATATTTGGATAAGAATAATAATTAAAATAATAATCATTAAAAAATTGAAAAATAATTAATTTCATCTAGATAATAGTATACTTTTGGATTGGGTTATTTTTACAGAAACCAATGATTAATCAAATTAACGTTGAAATAATATCAAGTATCCAACCTATTAATTCTAATAGCTTGGAAATAAATAGTGAAGAAGAAAAAAGTGAAGCTGAAATACATTTTGATATACAAAATATTGATTCAATTCGATTTACTTCTACAATATCAAATATCCCAACTCAACCTCCCCAACCTCCCCAAATATCATTAATAATTACAGAAGGAATTGGGGCTACTAATTATGCTAATTTAAATCATCATTTGTCACCAGATAGAATAAATTCAAGAGAAGGGAATATACGTTCAACTTTAATGGATAGAATAAATTCAAGAGAAGGGTATATACGTCCAATTTTAATGGGTAGAAGAAGATATTTTGCAGAAAGAAGTGTTAGTACACCAAGTGAATTTATAACACCACTAAGTGATATGGAAGTACATAAATATTTATTTGGCATTGAAGAATCAGAATCAGAATCAGTTACAGAATCTGAATCAATTTGTTCAATATGTTTGGATGTGAAAAATGAACAAACAACCCAACCCAAACCAAAATCCCGTTTATCATGTAATCATATTTTTCATACTGATTGTATTATCACATGGTTAAAAAAAAAATTAAATTGTCCTTGTTGTAGAACAGTTCCAGAAAAAAATACACAAATAAATCTAGGACCTTGTTCTCATCTGATGATTGGAAAATCTCAGATTGATGATTTATTGGGTAAAAAAAATGGAACTAATAGATTACGACAAATAAGAGAATTGGCAAGAAATTGTCAACCTCAAGATTCCCAAAATTCTCAAGATTTCCAAGGTAAAAGATTTCCAAGAATATTATATTCATCCAGTTCACAATCAAATGAATCTGAACAAAATATATCCAATATATTTACCAGAATATCAAATCATGATTTAGAAATAATGGGTTTTGCAAATTCTCAACCATCAACTCCAATTAATTTTATTTCTAAATCATAAAAAATTGAAATTATTTATGATTATTATAGCTTTTTTATATACAATAAGTAACAACCTATTTAAAATATTAATGTTAAAATAATATTAGATAAAACTTTATAAAATGATGACAAGTATTCACGACCATGAAATTTTATTAAGTATTTCAAATGAATTTGCTCTTTCTGAAAAAAAAATAACAAAATCAGAAGATATAACAGAAATTATTTTTACAAATATAATTAAAAATATATCAAAACCAAAAAATAAAATTCGATTAATTAATGATTATAATCTTTTTACATTATGTGATTATTGCGAAAAAATAATTTTTAGAGAAAAATTTTATAATTCGGATGATAAAACATTTTATACTGATTGTTTGGTCAAAATTAAAATAGATACAATTGAATTTTATTTGTATTCAATTGATTCAAATAATTATTTTTCAGAAATGTATAATTATAACAAAGAATTATTTGAATTTTATTTGTTTGAAAAAATGTTAAAATCTTTTGTATTTTTCAAAACAAAAGCTGATATTGTATCTAGAAATTATATTACTAAAGAATTTAACCAATTGATTACATCAAGATTAAACAAATACATTGATAAATTATAACATATTTATATAAAAATTGAAAAATAATTTAGATAAAATATTTTATATAAGTAAAATTAAATGATTATTCAATTATTACTATTAATTTTTAATTTGTATGGGATTTTGTGTATTCCACAACAATTACATATGGCACAAGGACAAGACCCAAGTTCAATGATTATTTCTTGGATATCCAAATCTAAATCTGAATCTGGATTAGTTTATGGGTTGGAATTATCCAAATTAGATTTGGTTCCATTTGATACCACTGTTACCCAATACAATTTTAAATATCCAGGAATGCAAGATTACACATCTGGATTTATTTTCCATGCTAATTTAACAAATTTAAACCCCAATACAAAATATTTTTTCAAATGTGGTGATATAGAATCAAAATATACTGTAAGTTCAGAATTTAAAACATTGCCTTTAACAAATAATAATCCAAATTATAATTTGAATTTTCCATTGGTATTTGGGGTAATTGGGGATATTGGTCAAACCCCCGATTCTATTAACACATTAGCCCATCTTTACAAAGATAAACTTGTCCAAATGATTTTACATGCGGGTGATTTATCCTATGCTAATTGTAACCAAACAGAATGGGATACTACTAGTAACATAAAACTTGATATTTCTTGATAATTCATATATATATATATATGTATATTCAATTATTGATATTATGTCTTAAATCATATTTTATATGTTTTTGTGTTTGTTGATGTTTATTGAATAAATCTTTTGATATTGTTCCGTAATCACATTTTTTGCAATAATATTTAAATTCTTTTTCTCTTTCTTCTACTGTTGAATGTTCATTTAATTTATGCTGAAGCATCATTAATTTATTTTTTGTTTGATATTCACATTTTTCACATTTTAATGGTTCTTTATAATCGCTTCTTTTTTTTTTTTGACCCGTTTGATGTAATATTGTTTTAATATGTGCTTCCCATCTTGAAGGAATATCACAACTAAAATTACATTTTTCACAATTGTACTTTTTATTTTCCATTTTATTTATTATAATAAATTATTATTAAAATTATTTTTATATAATATTATTAAAATTTTTAAATCATTTTATAAAATACTATATAATAAATTTTTAATTATAAAAATAATATAAAATAATATAAAAATATTTTCTTTTACTATAATATAGATGAAAAAAAAGAAAAAAATAAAATCTTCAAATTTTGAAGATTGTTTATTTAATTCTTATAACAATATTATTAAAATTAACAATAAAAATAATCAAATATTAAATAATATTAAACAAATTAAACAACAATTAGATTCTTCATTATTTGTTCATAATAATATTGAATATGCTTATGACAATAATAATATTGATTTTATGTATGATTTCATAAACATTGATTATGTACATCATAAATTTACTACAAATGATAAAATTATTTGTTCTAACATATTAAAATATTCTAATATTGATAAAAATATTTTAATTCCAAATTTTAATGATAAAAAAAATATACATAGACAACTTAATTATTTTATAATCAAGTATGAAAATTTTACTAAAAAATTTTGTAAAATTATTGATGAAAATAATAAAGATGAACAAAAAAAATACATTGAATACAATATTAGAGAAATGGGATTATTAAATAGTGCTGATTTATTTATGTTGATTAAAGATTCTAACTGTGTTCCATTTTGGAATAACAAATGTGAAGAATTATCCAAACAAATTTTTATACCTACTGATACTAATCTTAAAATTTCTAAAACACCTAATACTTTTAATTATAAAAACTGGTTTAAAACAGAACACAAAACTTCTTTAAATGAATTAAATTCAAATGATAAAAAATTAGAAATTGACGATAAAGAAAGAAAATTTGTTAAACAATATAAAAATAAAAAAACAGGTCAAATGGAAAATATTATTAAATCGCATAAAATTAAAATTTTTTTTAATTCAAATCAAAAAAATATTATCAAAAGAATTTTTGGCATTTATAGATATTTTTATAATAGAACTGTTCAATATATAAATAATTTTGATATAAAAATCAATAAAACTTTTTATTTAATTCATTATGGAAAAAATGAAACTAAAATTACTATTGATTTAGAGAATGAAAAAAATAAATTAACTTTTATAACTATTAGAAAACTAATCAAACAAAATTATCCCAAATGGGTTAATAAAATCAATTTTCCTTCTCATTTGGTTGATATGAGTATTAAAGAAGCAATTAGTTCATATAATGGATGTATGGTTAAATTTAATAAATATAAAATTCCATTCACACTTAAACAAAAAACAAAAAAAGATAAAATACAAACTTTAAATATTGAATCTACTATGATACGTTCTAAAACAAATAGTTTATTTTATAATCTAAAAGATATTGACAGTAAAGAGTTTGCATTTAGAAATTTAAAAACATCTTGTAGATTTGATAAATATTTAAATATTTGTGACAGTTCAATAACTTGGAACCAAAGAACTAATGAATATTATTTAAATTTAAACTTTGAAGATATAGAAATACCATCAAATGATATTTTATTAAATAAAAAAATATGTGCGATAGATCCAGGACTCAAGAATTTTTTAACTATTTACTCTGATAATTCAGTTGATAAAATTGGTATAGGTACAAGAGATAAAATAGAAAAATTATGTAGAGATATTGATATAATAATAAGCAAACAACATCAAAAAAAAGATGGTAAATATAAATATAATAATCAAAAAAGAAGAAGTTTAAAAAAAGCATTACATAGAAAAATAAAATATTTAGATAATCTAAAAGAAGAATTACATAATAAATCAGTAAAATATTTATGTGATAATTATGGAAAAATTATAATCCCACCTTTTGAAACCCAAAAAATGGTGTCAAATATAAAATTAGATTCTAAAACATCAAGAAATTTAATGTGTATTTCTTATTATAAATTTTTATCAAAATTAAAATCAAGATGCAAAGAATATGACATAGAGTTAGTAATAAGACCAGAATACTATACATCAAAAACATGCACCAAATGTGGAAATATAAAACCAGATTTAAAAAATGCAGACACGTATGTCTGTAAAAATTGTAATTTAAAAATCGATAGGGATACAAATGGTGCGAGAAACATCTTATTAAGAAATTTATGCAATTAAATTTCTTAACAGTATGAGAGTTGCCTCCATCAAACTCAAAAGAGTGAGATGTGCAAATGGTTAGGCATTAGTAAAGCCTCATTTGTAATCAAAAACTTGATTATCAAGAAATATCAAGTTTTATGCAACGGTAAATTCTGCTTTGGAATCTGTTGAATTAGTCTTAAATTTATAAATTGTAAAATTACTTTGGAATT